GAAAGATATTTGTGTTTGTCGCTTTCTCCTATTGTTGCTGTGTCGTCTATTAATTACACAGATGAGGATGATTCAAACCAATTATTAGCTAGTTCTAATTATGTGGTACATACGCAGAGTATGCCGCCACTTGTAACGCTTGCCTATAATGAGGTTTGGCCGATAACCCTTAATGAGGGCCAAACGGTAACGGTTGTGTACACGGTAGGTTATGCAGATGCGGATAGTGTACCCGGTAGCATACGTAATGCGATGCTAAAAATGATTGCACAAAATTACGAACGTAGGGAAGAATCAATTAAACAACTTCCCACTGACGCGCAGCAATTGCTAATGTATAACAGGGTTACGGTATGATCGGTGAACTACGACATAGGATCAAGTTTCTAAACCCTATACAAGGAAGAGACGAAGACACAGGATCAGAGATTAAAACCTTTATTGAAAGCAATGAGGTTTGGGCTAAGGTTGAATTTAAGCCAATAGGAAGCGATGAAAAACTAGAGGCCGACAAGCTAACGCCCGTTACCGCTGCCAATGTAACAATAAGATACGTTTCTGGCATCACTTCAGAAATGGAGATTGTACACGACGGGTTAAATTATAAAATCCTAAGCGTGCTACCTGATGCGGGGCTTTGTTGGCTTTTGCTGGAGACGGTACAAGTCGGAGCGCTTAGAGAGCAAAGTTTAGTTGAAGGCGACGGAGAGGTACTTATAGACGCTGCTGGCGACTCCCTTTTATGGGGTTTCAATGCAGACCAAACAGGAAATTACAAACCACCTGGACTTACTTTTAATGACGATCAAGACGTAGACTTTAATCCGGTGTAATGGCTGTTGCTTACGAAGAAATAAATAGAGTAATAGAACGACTAGAAAGAACGGTAACAATCTTTTCACGGCAAGATAAAAAAGGGTTATTGGTTCGTGCTGCTGCTCCCGTTAGGAGGACATTGCGAGCTAAGACCAAGTTTAGAAGAAGAGGCGAGAGAGTCAATGTGGTTGGCGGTAGGAGTTACAGACCTGGAAACCTTAGACGGTCGATGAAGACGCTAAACTTAAAACGCACTTCTTCGGTTTTTGTTGGCCCTGCCTTTGGTAGATTAGGCAAAGATAATGCGGATGGTTATTATTATGCAATGGCCTATGATGACGGTGCAGGATATATAAGGCGGCTGTTAATACCAGCCGCGCAACAATCACAAGCGGCTGCGATAAGAGCCTTTAGGAAAGATTTTGCAAAACGCTTTGGAACCAGAGCCGCACAACAGGGATTAGATGCCAGCTAAAAACCACATGGAGGCCGTATATAAATTGCTAAGGGATGACACAGAAGTAGTGGCGCTGGTAGCAATGAATATTTTTCCTGGTACGATACCACAAAAAAACGGTTATCCGGCTATTGTGTACAGCCAATTGAATGAGGATATGCAAGAAACCAAAGATGTTCCAATACCAAACGGGCATAGGTTCACTTTGGAGATATACGCGGATCTAGACGATGCGGCGGGTGGTTATCCGAAAGCGCAGAGTATAGCGAAAGCAGCTAAAAACCTTTTACAGTGGTACACTGGCGTGGTGGATGGGTCAAGCTATAGAATAAGATTTCAAGACCAGACGGATGCTCCTTTGGAAGAGTCTCCCGAAGCTTTTAAGATAGTGCAGGATTATTCCTTGCGCGTGCTTTAATGAATTGAATTTAATACCAATAAATCTAAAATAAAATGGGCGTTGTAAACGGCACAAACCTTCGTATTTACGATGGTACAGAACCATTAGGGTACGCAACAAGCTGTACACTTGATATGTCAGCAGAAACCAGAGAAACATTAAGCAAAGACGGTGTAACCAGTTGGGCGGAGTCGGAGGTTGGCGCTTTGTCTGCTTCCTTGTCTTTTGAGGGGTTTTTCTCTGAGGACGTAACCATTAACGCGGTTACTGTAAAATCAGTAGAGGATATTTTCACCAAGTTCGCTGCGAAGACTGCTATTTCCTGGCGATTCACAACAGATGTAAGTACGGAAGTTGTTTATTCTGGTTCTGGAAGTATTACAGCGTTGAACTTTTCCGGTGCAGTTGAAGAAAACTCTACCTACTCAGGTACGATCACTGTTAGCGGAGCAGTTACTCAGGGTTCAATAGCATAACCGTATTTAATTAAACAAACCTAAAAGAATGAATTACCTGAAAATTGCGGGGGAAGAATACCCCATAAAGTACGGGCGTAAAGCTTTGGCGGCGGTCTTAAAGTTGGCGGGCGCGAAGTCTATGAAAGACGCAAGCAAGATAGATGAAATTCCACTTAACAAGTGGGCTAACTTTATCCTTTGCGGCTTATCGTCCGGTGCTGAATTGATGGATACTTCGCCTCCTACATTGGAAGTTATAGACGCGGCTTTAGATTACGACGTTACATTATTTACATTAGCGTCTTCTTTCTTTGCTGACGACATGACACCGCCAAAAGTAGAAACGGAGGGAAACTGACAATTGAGGACATTCAGGCAATCGGCTTGGGTGTCCTCAATATATCGCTAGATGATCTTAAGCTGCTTTCTGTAAGTGACATTTATCGGGCCTTACATTGGAAACAATACTACGAATCCAAGTCTCGGGAGACTCAGTATCAAAACAGTTGGGAGCAAACAAGAGTAATATCTACGTATGCTGCTGGTCCATATCTTGAAAAGAAAGTTAATAACTTTTCAGACTTATTTCCGCTTGAATGGGATCAAGCAAAGCCAGAAATTACCAAAGAAGAACGCGAAAAACAGGCGGCACAACGTGCTAAATGGGACGCGCAAATGATAGCCAATGCCAAAGAATGATATAAATATTAGGATTGGCGCGAAGCTTGACGGCTTACAGCGTGGAATTAAGAAGGCGCAACGCTCTCTTAATAACTTTGCTAATTTCGCAGAGAATACCGGCCGGAACTTAACAACGCGGCTGTCTCTTCCTATTATAGGTGTTGGCGCGGCGGCGGTTAGTTCTTTTGCCAAGTTTGAAAGGATGGAGCTTGGTTTAAAGGCAATGGCTGAAGAAGGCGAAAATACAGCCGACACGCTTCAAAGGTTGCAAGATATTGCCAAACTCCCAGGCATTAGCTTAGAGCAAGCAGTAAACGGAGCAAACCAATTACGGACGGTAGGTTTTGAGGCACGACAAGCAGAGGAAATACTAAAAGGATTATCTAAAGCGGTTACACTTTCCGGTAAAGGGCCCGCAGAGCTTCAAAGTGTAGTTAAGCAGTTGGTGCAAATGTCCGCTAAAGGGCGAATCCTTCAGGAGGATTTAGGCGTAATACAAGAAAATGTACCAAGTATAGGCATTGCCATTCAAGACGCTTTTGGCACTAACAATATCGAAGCAATACGAAAGAGCGGTATTAGTGCGCAAGCTTTCACAGGAGAGATAATTAAAGCAATATCGGCGAATGATAAATTCGCAAAAGCTCAGGGAGGATTATCTAATGAGTTTGATAATTTCGGGCAATCTGTTTCTTTGTCTTTATCTACCCTTGGACGGTCTATCTCAGAAAGCATTAATCTAACCGGAATTTTACAAAAGCTTTCCGATGTAATAGCCAGATTAACAGAAAAGTACTCCAATCTTTCAGTAAGTACACAGAAATTTATTACTCTTTCTGCCGCCATACTTGCGGCTATTGGGCCTGTCATATTTGGGGTGGGCGCACTTGCTACAGTCTTTGCAAAATTACAGGTAGCTTATTTGTTTTTATTGCCAGCCATTCAAGCGATAGGCGGCGCTTTGGCAATATTCGCCACAGCAACGGGCGCGGTAGTGGTTGCAATTGGTTTTTTTGTTGCTGCTATTGCGGTGGCCTATAAAGGATCAAAAGAATTCAGGGCGGTTATATCAGGAATAGGCGCGATTATTAAAAAGTTTGCCTTAGATGCGGTAAGGTTTCTTACTCTTCCTTTTGATGTTTTAAATGATTTATTTCACGGCGATTTAGAGGGCGCAGGAAAGCGCGTTTTGGGCATATTTAAGAACAACGGCGAAACGGCTGGAGAAGCCTTTGCAAATTCCTATAATGCTTCTATAGCGCGGAGCATTAACAAAGAAACAGGAATAAGAGCAAAGCGGCAAACAGGAAGCAGGGGCCGATTAGGTTCTACCACACAGGCAGACCTAACAGAAGATACCCCTAGTTTAGATTCTGTTTTTGCTAATTTATCGGCCGCGCCTACTATTAGCTTAGACGGTATATCAAAGCCAATAAGAAAAACATCAGACGAATACGCGAAGCTTTCCCGCACATTAGGAGATGTTATAACACAAGAAAGGCAGTTACAGCAAATTCGCGATGGTGGTTTAGGTGATTATGTACACACGTTAGGCACTATAACTTCTTTGCAAGCTGAAACAACAGGCTTAAATAACGAGTTATCAAAATCTATATTTGACGTTGGCGCAAGTTTTAAGGAATTGCCTGTATTTGTATCTGAATACGACACTGCTATAGAAGGGATCAATCAGAGGACGCAAGCCTTTGGCACAACCTTCGACAGCTTAGGCGCAAAAATAAGCGCTACACGTTCCGCTATAGACACGGCTTTTGCTGATGGGTTCCCGGCAGCTAGTGAAAACATTAAATTGCTGGTAGAGGAATTACAAAAGCTTTCACAGATAGAAACTATTGTTTCTGGTATTGATGCTTTAGGTAGTTCTATTGAGTCCCTTGCCGAGCAGGGCGCTTTATCTTTTCAATCCTTTGCCCGCGCTGCTTTAAGTGCTATATCTGACGTAATAGGCGCTTTGATTAAACAAGGTGTAGCCAATGCCATTGCAAAGAATTTAGGCGCGGCTCCTGGCCCTGTTGGTTTGGCGCTTGCGGCTTTTGCAGGTGTTGCGGCTTCTTCTTTATTTAAAGGAGCTATTAATAAAATAACAGCGCCCAAACTTAAAGACGGTGGTATAATACCTCCTGGTTTCTCAGGTGATCGTTTCCCAGCTTTCCTAAACAGCGGCGAGGCTGTTATACCTTTAGATAGGTTGTTTAAAGAGCTTAACGGCGGTGGCGGTGGTGGTCAGTTTATATTACGTGGGTCTGATTTGCTTCTGGCAACAGATCGAGCGCGGGTTAATTCTTCACGAATAAGCGGTATCTAATGGGTGCAAGGTTACAAGACACTTTCTTTGATTTGGATGGTACAGAGTACCGTGTAACGCTTGATGTGGCGGGATACGGTGGTTCTGTTGATACGTTCGACCTTAGAAACTTGAAACTAACCTATAATGGCGACGCTAACAATATACATCATCCGGTGTTAGCTAGTAGTGCTACCGTTACATTCTCAATTCCTAACAGTACAATACAGGCTATTTTCACAAGCCTTTCCGCTGCTGCTGAAGAAGACTATAGAATAACAATAGAAAAAGGCGCAAGCAACGACCTCTTTTGGTGTGGCTTTGTTATACCGGACCAAGTGAGCGTCCAAGATCAGCCATACCCTAGAGATTTTACGATAAATGCTGTTGACGGTATAGGAAGGCTAAAAGAAAAAGATTATACTGGAAGCGGCGCAGTGTGGGAAGACGAAGACACGCTTTTGCAGCACTTGTATAACATTCTTAGCTTTATTGCTTTGGATGATTTTTGGGGCGGTGCTGATACTTATCTGCGCACACACAACCAACTTTTTGCCACAAACCACACGGCCGGCGTAGCGGTTTCACCTTTGGATATTACCCGTTTTAATCACAGGGCTTTAGTAAAGGTTGATAAGAAAGGAAAAGTAACGCGAAAAAAAGCTTATGATGTATTGGTAGAGATTTGCCAAGCAACCGCAAGCCGCTTTTACTTCTCTAATGGCAGTTACTACCTGGAACAGGTCACACGGTACGCGGCAGAGGACACGGATATAACAATAAAGAACTGGGATAAAACGGCGGGCGCTTTATCGGATGAAGTATTAAACAACTGGGCAGGCCGTGTTTTAGACGTTGATCGTTCGTCTGTTCGTCTTGCGGGATCTGCTGACCTCACGATAGCCAGCGGCACAATAAACACTTTCCTTTCTGCCTTAT